ATAAATAAACATAGCGCATCTCCTATAGTCATTATAGTCGATGATAATGAGATGTCAAATTTTTGACACTTATAGTAGCGTCAATAATTTGGCGTTGTCAATGTTTTGACACTATTTTTTGTCAGATTTTTGACTGTCCTCAGTAACTGCTTTTTCATAATAAACAATAATTTCAGATTGTTGTTGTAGGTATCTTTTAATTTCGGCAATATTTAGAGCAAGATTTTCATAGTCTTTCATGCTAAGTGCGACAAAAGCAAGCTCACCATAAATTTCAGTAAATTCTTTTACAAACTCTTCATAATTATCTTTAGTTACTACAAATATTCTAGTATCAGTTAGTTGTACTGCTTTTGGGCGAGTTACTGTTGGTATCTTTATCTTTTGTACCTGGGTCACTACTTTCACTTGCGGTTCCGGCATCAAGCGGCTGCAACCACTTAGGAAGAGCAGGCTGGTCACTATTACCAGTATCGGCCATAAACTCGCGCCATAATTTTGCTGTTGCGCCATTCATTTTTCCTTCTAGCACTTTTGCATCTGTAAGTGCCTCTACTATTAAATTTAGTTTACTTAATTTAGACCTAAGTTCATCACCATAAGATTCAGCTTTTTGAAGGTCTTGTTGTAATTTTTTGTTTAATGCAGCTGATTTTGCAATATCTGCTTGCAGAGCTTTTGTACTAGCTTCAGCAGTATCAACTGCAATTTCTAGTTTCGTATTATTTTCTCGTAGTGTTTTAATTGTGTTCTGCGTGCTTGTATAGTAAGATTTAGCTGCATAACCAGTCATACTTAAAATACCTACAATAAAAATTATAACATATAATTTAACCAAGTTCATCTCCATTAAAATTGAATACTTTTCCGCTGTCTTCAATCTTAAAATTATCTATAAGATTACACATTAATGAAACATTTTCGTAAATATTATCAGTTCCATTAATATTCATATTACTCTTGTAGTTGCCAGGACACAAGATAATTATTTTGAGATTTGGAAAAAACTTTGCAAGATTGTTAGCACCGATCATCAAACTAGATTTTTGAAGTTTATATTGAAAATGTTCAAAAGTAAAAGACTCTTGTGAGTGGTTCATAAGACCTGCAGTAGAGCCAATTATTACTATTTTATCAGTTATTTTAGGATAAAGTTGAAATAAGAATCTAAATTGAGATACAACATTAACACGATAATTATTTATAAAAAAATCATATAAGTTAGGATCAAAAACATCATTCAACTCTTCTCTTCTTATATCAGGTCTTTTAGAGATGTGTTTTTGTCTCCAAGGGGAGTCAGCGTTTTTACCCCAAGTCCAGTTATAATCACTGGGAAAAGAATAAGTTGCTGCACATAATATAACTGATTCAAACTTTACGTCCTCAGGAAGTAAAGAAACAAATTTATCAATATTAGAGCCGTTATTAAAATCTAAAATTGAACGTGAAGTTCCCATTATGTTATGAGACTTTTGATAATGTTGTTTAAAAGTTTTACCTAAAGTTCCATTTATACCTGTGATAAGTATATTACTTTGATAACTAAGCATAGATTTTAATCATCAATTTGAACAGCTCTCATACGTGCTACTAATCTGTCTGCGCGTTTAGTTACTTGACGGTACCAGTTTGAATCAACCATTTCATCTGCAGCTGCATTCCAATCTCTAGTATCAACGCCACGTTTCATACCCTTAAACTTGCGAAGTCTTGGTCGTCCCATATTAAACATCATGTTTGCGATTATTCTTTGAACTTCTTCTGGGAGTTCATCAAAGTCAGGATATAGGATGTTGCAGTCTGAGATGACTGTTTGGATGTCGTTGTCAAAGGCTTCATTGCATCTATCTTCTGAGACAGGTGTTCCAACCGGTTGTCCATATTCTGGATCACTATGAGTAACCAGATGACCAATACCAAAAGTAGGCAACCCGAGTTGGTCGAGGTATATTTCATTAACTGAGCCTTCGTCATATGCTATTTCCTCTCTTAATTTTTCAATATTCATATTATTCTCCTAATACAGTACATATTTTTTCAGCAATTTGCTTAAAATCTTTTTTCTTTAATCCTCTAGTAGTTTCAGCTGCGGTACCAATTCTGATACCTGATGTTTCTACAAAACTACGTGGGTCATTGGGTACGCCATTTTTATTAACAGTAATACCATTTTCTTCAAGTAAATCTGCAGCTTGTCTGCCGCTATGCTTACTCTTACTCAAATCCATAAGTATGATGTGACTGTCTGTACCACCTGTTTGCACAGGAAAACCACGCGCTTCAAATACTTCACACATTGCTTTTGCATTTTTAATCACTTGATCTGCATACTGTTCGAAACTAGGAAGAAGTGCTTCACTATAACATTGTGCCTTTGCCGCTATAATATTCATAAGTGGTCCGCCTTGAGTACCAGGAAATATTGCACTATTAATACTTTTTGTATAGTGAGGATTGTCCCATAGTATCATACCACCTCTAGGACCACGAAGTGTTTTATGTGTAGTGCTTGTTACTACATCAGCATAGCCAAAAGGACTATCATATACTCCACCTGCAATTAGACCACTATAGTGTGCCATATCAACCATTAGTATTGCACCTACTTTGTTAGCAATTTGTCTAAAAGCACTCCAGTCTATTTGTCTTGGATATGCGCTAGCACCTGCAACAATTAGACTAGGCATATTGAGTTTTGCAATGCCTTCTATTTTATCGTAGTCAAGAAATCCATTGTCGTCTACACCGTAGGTAACACTATTATAAACTTTGCCACTTAGTGTAGGAATAGCTCCATGTGATAAATGTCCACCACTAGCTAAATCCATACCCATTAAGGTATCACCAGGTTTCATAAATGCTTGATAAACAGCAGTGTTTGCATTTACTCCGCTGTGGGGCTGAACGTTTGCGAATTCACAACCATAAAGTTGACAAACTTTATCTATAGCAAGTTGTTCAATTTCATCCATATGTTTACAACCGTTATAATATCGTTTGCCTGGATATCCTTCTGCATATTTATTGGTAAATATACTACCACATAAGTCCATTACTGCTGGACTAGCAAAATTTTCACTAGCAATTAATTCTATTGTTTCATCTTGTCTTTTAGTTTCTCCAGCTAGTATCAAGACTATGTCATCATTTATGTATATTTTTTCTTCTCCCAAGTGTTGTTTCGGTAAAAATCTTCTCTAGTCTCTGGCGAGACCATCATTTTTGCTCTTTGAGCATTATGTTTTTGTTCTTGTTGTCCAGTTAATAAATTTATATCAGCTGTCCACTCTTCTCTCTTAACGGGAATAATTTGAACAAAAGGACTACCCGCAGGTATATTAATTTGAGTGCCAACATTAAGAGCTGGCATTATAAATGGAAAATTTACAACACCCTCATAAATATCTGAATCAACCCATCCACAAATAGGTATATAACTAAGTTCGAATTGATTCATTGGGGGAACAAATAATAATGAATAGCCAGGAGGTGTTTTTATTCTCCAAGGAGATATGTACTTTAATATTTTAAAATCCTCAAAAGGAGAACCTTTTACTTGTGGTTTTGGGTGTGTCTCAATTGGGTTAAAATATAAAGTATCTTCTTTATGTTTATCATCTAAGTAAATAAGTTTAACTTCATTTTGCTCGTTAAGAGTTATCTGCATATCTATATGAGTTAATAAAGTATAACCAGCTCCCATAGCATCTAAGAATGGAATACACTTTTTTACTGTTTCTAGTTTTTTCCCAAATTCATCTTTTTCACCATCTGTAGAGTACGGACCCATTTTTTTAAACCAATGTGGTATAACTTTTTTAGACGGTTGAGGGGGAATCATTAATTGGTTTGGAAAAGGTTTTACTAATTCAAACTTTAGTTCCTGTTTCATTATACACCTTTTTTGTGTTTTTGACTTTTTGGAGGCGACTTTTTAGATCCTGCAGGTCCTGCCCAATATACTTTGTCAGCCCAGTAAGCTGCCGACATATTTCCTTTAGCGATATTTTTGGCATGTCTTGCTTTAAAACTTTTTCGTGCTTCTGGAGAGTAGTTATGCCCCATCGAAGAGTCTCCAAAGTGTATGAGTTTAATATTATCGCCTTTTTTTGCCAACACCATACCTTTTTTTCCTGCACGATTTGATCGTCTTGGTTTATTGAATCCATCGAATGTTGTTCCTCTATAATTAATTTTCCCTGACGGTGTTCTTTTCACTCCTGGATATTTGCTCATTTTTATATCTCGATTCTATGTCACATACTACTTTCCAAATATTTGGGTGTAGTTGTGGATATTTTTGTTGATTATTTAATGCACTAATTATAAAAGATTTTTCCTTGTCAGTCAAAGGTTTACTTTCGAAAAATCTTTTAAGGTTTGTTTTGATTCTTCTCATCATCGCTCTCCGAAGGTAAATCGTAAATAAAAGGATCTTGACTATGAAGTTTTCTCAATCTCCACTTGAACTTTATGTGGTTCATTAAATCAAGTAACCAATTTATCAAACTCTAATCTCCTATTTTTCAGCAAGGGTAAATATGGCACAGCTGACTTTTCAAAGATTTGTGGCTCTCCATCGTGAACAGTGATAAGTACTGCAACATCTCTAATTCCTGTACCATACATTTCATTATGTGCAACTGCATAAGCACAGCATTGAATAAAATAATCTTTAATTTGCGATTCGTACTTTTTCTTCTTTGACGTTTTAAAATCTATAATAGTAGGTTTTCCCTTCCAGATTCCTACCATATCAGTTCTACCAGCATATTTATATTTTTTGCTCCATAAAACTTGTTCTTGACCCCAAACTTCATCAACACCTGATTCGCCTATACGTATCAAGTCTTTAGTCATTTGTATTACATCCCTCGGTGCTTGTGAAAGAGCTGAATGTATAGATTCTCCATTAAAGTGCTGTTCAGCAAACTCATGTACTGCTGTTCCTCTGTCCGTTGCTTCTTTAGAAACACGAGCGGCTTCTTCTTCCCCAACTTTTTCTTTCCATTTTTGTAACCAAACATTGTTAGCTGTCTTACCTAAGATAGTAGTGATGGAAGGATAAGATCCATCAGGTGTATGATATGTTCTACCTGTTGGTAGAGTATCTGTAGGTACCTCCGTTAAATAATCAAATTTCAACTTTTTATCTCTTTTTCATAGTCTGTAGCAGAGTTAACAATTGGTTTACCTCTTGCATTCAAACTTGTGTTTATCAAAATGGGATAACCACTATTAGTTGTTTCATATAGCACTTTACTTAAAAACAT